TCTCCTCAAGTATTTCGTCTAGTCGGTCAAACTTGTGGCGCGAAAACCATGCGGCGGGTTGCCCTTCAATATACGAAAACCCGCTGGCCATTTGTTGCAGTTTGTTCACCACCACAGCGGCGTTAACTGCTATAATCTCTTTTTCTTCGTAATACACCACAAAGTCTTTTTTCATCTCTTTGTACTGCTTCATGTCCATCGCGCATTTGACTGGCACAACGTTAAGCGGGGGTAAAGTATCCATATACTCTTGCGTGTCGATAAGGTACGTTGCAGGCTTAATTACCGCCATCACGTCACGCAGTGAAGTGGACTTGGCTACCCATTCACCAAAATCTTTATTGAGTAGCACAAAATACTTTTGAAGAAAGGCGGTTTTGGATTTTCCGAGTAGCGCTGCGTCCACTATCTTGCACTGCCCAAACACGTCCTCAAGTCCGTTACTGGTAAACGAACCGGTAAGCCCCCATTTAATCTTGAAGTCTTTGATACGCGCAAACAGCGCTTTGAAGCGCTTGCCTGACGGATTCTTCAGAACAGTTAACTCGTCAAACACCACGCCATCAAAGTCAGGCAATGGCGGTAGCGTTTGAAGGGTATCGTAATTAGTCACAACCACCTGAGATGGCGCGTCAAATGCCGCTAGACGTTGATTTAGCGAGCCAACGGCGATAGATACTGTCAGACTTGGCGCCCACTTCGCTGGCTCTATCGTCCACACGTCCGTGCAAACACGCTTTGGCGCTATCACTAAGAACCGGCGTATTCTGCCCGTGTCGAGCGCTTGCTGCATGGCGGTTAGCGTTATCGCTGTTTTGCCTGCCCCCACTGGGGCGAGAATCATGCCCTTGTCTATTTGGCTCAAAAAGGCAACAGCTTCTATCTGATTGGGTCTTAGCATTGATAAATTTCCATCTTAAGTACGCCGTTTTGGGGTGGTCTGCCATCATTGGTATGGAGCAACACGGGGTGTAGCATATCCACACCCCCTTCATCGTTTTGAGCTTTGGCTTCATCTATCCCGCCAAGGTAGCACAAAGTCGCTAACCTTTAGGGGGATAAACGGCACAAAATCTAGCCATTTAAGCAAATTCATGTAGTTTTCCATATCTTCGCCACGAAGGCCTTTAATGGTTGGGTCTTGGTCAACAGGGCCACTTTTAAACGCATACATTAGAAATTCTCCAATTTGATTAGTCTGTCTAAATACCATCTTGCTTTGCGTAAATCTTCAACGCCGCCTTTATCTCTAAAGCGCCATTGATACTTAAAAACATTACCGCGCAGATACCCACGAAACTCATCTTGCGTAAGCATTGCTTCCATCGCGTCGATGCACTGCATCTTGTCGCCTTGATAATGTGCTGGCGCGTTTACGCTATCGCTTTCATGTACACTGTCACCTTTTAACATAGCGTCATCTCCCAACGTTTAGGCACTAAATAGTGCGTTCTTAGAAATTCCATAAAGTGCTGATTACGTCGTCTGCCCATTGGGCGTTTAGGTTTGCTTCTGGTTTCTTCGTCACGTTGTTTTTTAGCCATCAATTTAGCGCAGTTTGCTTCCAGTAAACTTTTACGAAAATACGCGCGAGAGTATCCATTTTCTATTCGACGAATAAACGGTTCTCCGCGCATGAGCGCTGACACGCTAGGGTAGCGCAAATCGTTTTCATCACAGAAGTCAATCATGGTCATCTCATCTTCGCCTGCTTTAATAACCTTGATGTTACTAATGCTTAAGTTGCACGGGTTGCCGTCTAAATACTCTACCGCGTCAGTATGCTTCGGATACCATCCATAAGCTAAAAACACGGCAATTTTCCACGCTAGAAAGTAGGAGTGCATACCGCTTTTCTTGACGTTAATGGTGGCGTTTTTGTTTTTCCAGTTAAGCGCGGCAGGCGTATTTGCGCCGCCTTTGAAGAAGTGTCCGGTGTTACTGTTGTATCGTATCGCGCTTCTTATAATTTCTAACTCGTTATCTTTCATTTCCACTTACCACGTCAAAAAATCGTAATCTGTCGTCCATCGTCAAGTTGTTTAGCGCTTTGTATAGCTTGCGCGTTTCGCCGTTGTGCTGACGTACCAAGCGCCGGCATCTAGCACGAAAGCGTTGCTCGTTAAGCTCGTTAATTAAGCCAAGCGTAAACACTTCGCTAGTAAATCTGTCTTTTAAGAAAGGACTAAGCCCTATAAAAATCTGTGAAATGTTCATCTTTGGTGCCGTATATCGTTAAAAATGGGTCTTCGTTCTTTGCAGCGGTCACACTCGCGGTAACCAAGGCTATTATATATGCGCCAATGGTCATGTTTACAGTCAACCGTTGTTGGCGCAGGCGTCACTGGTGATACGGGTTTTACTAATGACATAGCCAAATTCCTGTTAGAAATAAAACCCCGATATAAAACATGAGCGCCGCAATGTCATCGATTTGCATTACCCTTCCTCCAGTGCGCGAAGCATTAACTTCAGTTGTTCGATTTCTTTGAGGAGTTGAAGTTTAATTTTCTTCAACTCTTTTTTGTTTTTCTGCGCCATTTCTAATCTTTTAAAGCATTCGTCTTTGGTCATTTTGACACCATATTACCTTGCACATCGCGCGTCATTTCATAAACACCGTACACTTTGCCGTCTCGTAACATAAACTCTCCAATATTTGTTTTGATGATTTCATGGTAGTGTCTGTGTGTTGCGTAAATTGTTAACGTTGACGCAATAGCGCCAATTAAGAACGCGCCGACTGCAATCCAAAGTAGTTCATCTTTCATTTTTTCTTTCCTTTGATTAGCGCTTTGATTTCGTCTAAATCGGTGACGCGCCACAAAAATGAGGGTGCGCCTGCTTCGGAGAATCGTTTACTGCCGATTGGAAATACACCTGACCGGCGGATATGGTAATCCATGCCGCTGCGGCTAATTCTATTCTGCTCACAGTATTTTTTTATTGTTGTTTCAGTCATTCTACTACTCCCATAGCGCTGTCGTTACAGACAGCCATAATGACCCGTGTGGGGCGTTTACTCATTTGATACGCGCCAATGACAAGACCCCATTCTTCACGCGCGTTTGTACACGCTTTCATCGAATCATACGGTATGGTGTTGGTCGTGTACGCAATCGTTTCGTGAGATGTTGTTCTGCCGCGTTTGTCGATATTAGTATCGACCGTTAAAAACGACAGTGTTAAAACTAACGATGCGCTCATCTCATCACCTGTTTCATGATTTTACGAAGACGTGTAATTTCAGTTAGCGCTGACAAATGTAAACGCGCCATTATTAAGAAGCAAAACAGCATAATAAGGTATGCCAAATTGCTTTCATCAAGGTATTGTAAAAATTCAATCATTGTTCTCTCTCCAGTTGTTAATATCTTCTTTGCTCCAAAGACAAGCGTACTTTTGATTAAGTTTGCCCATGTCTGATGCAAAAACTTTTTGCAGTGCTGACAGACTGCCACCTGCGGTTTTAAGCTCAATAAACCATGTACTGCCATTAGGTAGGCACACGATTCTATCTGCCACTCCCCGACGCGCTGGAGAGGTGAACTTATACGATTTGCCGTCCATTTCTTTGACGACTTTTAATAAATATTTTTCGATGTCTTTTTCTAACATGGCTAAAGTTTATCATTGCAAACTTTTCTTTGCAAACTTTTTTTGATATACTGCAATCTCATTAAACAATTAGAGGTGGAGTTATGAGTAAAGAAAGAGAGTTGTTAAAAAGAGTGCGAGATACACTGCGCGGATTAGAAGAAACCCACTATGACCTTTATTGGGATATACAAGCTGAACTAGACCTAGCGCCACAAAAACGTGAGCCAGCACAAACGGCGCGTGAGATGTATCAGCGGGGCTATGCAAAAGCCAAGGATGATTTAAAGCGTGAACAAGATGTCGTTATTCAAAAACTGGCTGAACACCTTGAAAGAGTTTTATTTGCATGGGGAATGGGTAGACCGCTATCAGAAGAAAATGATTTGTATATGGATGCGCATTATTATTTAAAAGGATTGAAAGACGATGCCAATGACTAAATGTGGAAAGTTTTATTACTACGGCAGGGGGTCACGAGTGAAGATGATGGACGAATTAAACCTGCGGTATGACATAGACATGGACCACGTTAGACTTAACTTAAAACACTTTTGGAGAAAGACAAATGAGCCATTCAAGTATTGCCGGCGGTAGCACCGCCAAACGAGTTATCGCGTGTCCTGCCAGTGTTAAGCTGGTGCAACAAATGCCGCCCAAACCATCATCATCGTATGCCGATGAAGGGACGCTTTGCCACCTTGCAATGGAAAAACTACTCACTGAGGATAACTTTAACATCTACAGTTTGTCGTATGCGGGCATTGATATGACAACTGAGTTGGCAAAGGAAAAGATTGAACCGGCGCTGGCGGCGCTTGATGAAATTGACCCAACTAAGTCAATGGAGTTTACCGTTGAAGCTAATGTTAGCTACGGTGATTTCTTGCCTGACGTGTTTGGTAGCGTTGACCTTATCGGACGCCTTGGTGACCGAGCCGTCATATTAGACTGGAAGTTTGGCAGTGGCGTCAGCGTAGAAGTAGAGGAGAACGAACAGCTCATGTTCTACGCCGCCGCCGCTATGCGTACAAAAGGGCTAGAATGGGTGTTTGATGGCGCGGCGTCTATTGAACTTGTGATTGTTCAACCCCCGTCTGTTAAGCGCTGGAAAACCACCGCTAAACGCATTCGTGAGTTTGAGAAAACGCTTAAGAAAGCTATCGATTTGTCTGAAACACCTGATGCACCGTTAGCCAGTGGCAAACACTGCAAGTGGTGCGCGGCTAAACCAACTTGTCCGTTAATGACAGGTGAGGTAGATAGAGCGCTGAAAGCAACGCTAGATAATATTGATGCAGAATCTATTGCAAACTATTTACAACAAGCTGAGATTCTGGAACAATGGATTACCGATTTGAGAGCATTAGCGTTTCAAATGCTTGAAGCGGGCA